TAGTTAATTTATCGGGCGTTACTTTCTACGCTAATAAAATAAATGATCTTAAATTAACAGGTCGTTGGAATTTATCGACTAATCTTCTCAATATAAATGCAATTGCTTCGACAGAGTTAAATAATATCTCTCTAGATATTACGCATTCAGGCGAAGCACAATATTTGCCAGACGGAGACTATCCAGTTCCATTTATTAAACTTGAATCTCCTAATGAAGACAAAGCCGAGGTCAAAGTTAATAATTTAAAATTCCCTAACTTTGTTCAAAACTTTACGGCTCTTACTGATCGATATTTATTCTCTTGGATCGATTCTCCTATATTATCGATTGCTCCTAACGGTGTTGAAGAATCAGACAAGCTAAAATTATTTACTAATTTAGGTTCTACCGATGAATATGGAGCCAAAGGTTATCTAAACCGGAGATTCGAAGTACGTGCCGAAGAAAATGCTAAGACACGAGTTTTCGTTGGTCGAGATCGTACGATTCGGGAAATGAAGCCTAATGATAAAAATCAACTTTTCCAAGAAGAAGGTTCTGCTATTTATTTTAATGCTAAAGGCTCTCCTCTTACTGATGCTAAAGATAACGACTATAGTCACTACTCTGCCGGTGTTTCCGGTGATGTGTATATCGAATCAGATCCTAAAGCAACCGGTCATTTAGGTTATGTATCGACATATAAATATACGACCAATACAGAATACGTTCACGATAAACCGACTACTGTTGTTAACAATGGTGACCGTACTTTATCGATTGGGTTCGATGTATATCCGACATGGCAAAACGGTTCTCATGCTGGTAAACCAGTTGGAGTCGGAGCAGAATTAGGTGCGTTAGGTAAAGGTAATTTCCCTATCATCGAAGCCGATCCTACAGCTAAAACAATGAAGCTTCGTATCCCTGAAACTTATAAAGCCGATGTTGTTAATGCTCCTAGCGACTTTAGTATGGAAGTTTATTTTATACCTGGATCAAATCTTAATACGATGTCTAATATGACATACGAGACTATCCCGGTTATTCATTCTGGCCCGACAGAACAACGTCCGACAGAGCATTTAGTTGTCGGTCAACAGTATTTCGATACAACACTCGATATGCCGGTGTTCTGGAACGGTACTAAATGGGTCGTTAATGCTGCCGATGTTAGCGACAGATTAAAAGATTATGTTCGCATCGACAAACTTATGGCAACTGATATGACACAAGCACCAGCATTTGCTGGACAAATGATAATAGATAATAATACGCTTTATGTTGCAGAGTCTACTGAAGGCCCTGGATCTTGGCGTATCATCCCGTTACAACCTAACGATCATTTATAATAAAGATATATCCCCGTACTTAGTGCGGGGATTTTTTCTGTAATATAGTAGTATATATTTTAAATCTACGAAAGGACATATTCATATGCCAGAAACTAATATATACGATTATGAGTTCACCGTTAACGAAAGTGAACCAAAACGTGCTGACATGTTAAATAGACTTAAGGATAGGGTTAAGCATGTCGACAAAAAAGAAGTCATTTCGTCCGACGAATTCGTCGACGGCGAATCTAACTTCGACGAAGATAAAGCATTAAGTGCTTTCTTACTATATAAGTTATTCCCGACTAAAGTGAATCTGTTAAAGGAACATTATACAAAGGGCGAAGTCGATGGTTTATTAAACGATCTCGTCGCTAAATATTATTTAAAAGATCAGATCGACTCAATGCTTGCCAATTTAAAGAATGATTTAAAATCTTCTTTGGATACGAACGGCGATGGCCTTAAACAATTAGTTAACAGTCTTAAGTCTGATTTAAGTAAACATCGCACCTTAGAGGAAATCGATCATCCCGATGCTAGCGTTACGACTCGTAAGATTCGTGATCATGCGATTACGAAAGATAAATTATCTGCCGATCTACTATTAAATATCGATGCTAAAGCTAATAAGGCGGGCGATACGTTTACGGGTCTCGTAACGTTTAACGAAGGTTTAAAAATCCCGTCTTTAGATTTATTAAATACGAATACATTTCATAGTATTAAATCGAGCTTAAATAATCGAGGTGAATCCGATTTAGATATCGGTACGTACGATACGACTCATCAAGTAAATTTGTGTTCGACTAATAACCCTGGTTGGTACGATGCGAATCGCAATTTTCAACGTTTCTTAGTTCAGAACGATCTCGACGATATTAATGATAAAATCAATGCTATTAATACTAAATTAAATAGTAATAGTAATAGAAGTATGATTAAACTTCCAGTTGAATATGTTAACAATAATTATTTACGTGGTGAGTATATTGATTATGATTATAATGGTTATAATTTTTATGAAAAATTATATAAACTGCCAAATAATTTTAGTGGTATTTATTATCATACGACATCTCAACATAGTTATACGACAGGTGGACATGATAATGAACATACTGAAATAGCTTATCAAACAAATGTAAATATTTTATTAAAAGAAGAAATTATTCAATATACAAATAATAATGATTTGAAAAGATGGGTTAGATCTAGAATAGGTCGTGCAAATAATTCTTATAATATTAGATTATTTATAAAAGATGGATACTTGTGTTTTGTATGTCAATCACAAGTTCCTCCTAATATTGAAAATGGAATATGTACAAGACAACATTTATATGAAATTCCTCAAATTTATATTATATTTTAAAATATAAATATTTCATATGAAATATTGCTTTTATACAAATATTGTCTATATCCTATCAATCTATTATTATCAATGTATATGTTTTCATTTAAAGACCTATAATTATTCATTCCGTTAATTAGAATTATAAAGTTTCCAGAATTATTTAATCTAACATATATTATTGACCAATTTTTTGGCAAATCTAATAATTTGATTCTATCAAAATCAACAATCCACGAAGAATTTTCTGACCCATCATAATTAATTCCGAAACTTCCGACTTTTTCTAACCTTCTAACTTATTCGTTGCTTATTGTAATATGTTGCATTTTACTACTACTACTATTTAATTTAGTATTTTAGTAGTAATTATATCCTCTATATGATATACTAATAGTATATAAAAATATTATTGTTTTCATATGGAGGATATTTTTTTATGAAACAAATTAACGCCAACAATTTTTATTCGTATTTAGTCGGTAACATTACTAATCATAAAATTAAGATTAGTATTTTAGCTTTTTTAACAGATATGTGGCACAAATATAAGCATGGCCAATTTCTATTAAAAGACGTAGTATATGATTATAGTAATAATAAAGTGCATCCATCTTTTTTAAAGAGTAGTGTTCCCGACGACTATATTATTGCTTATACTCTTGAGTCTTACGATATTGTTAATAGCATTAAAAAAATCGAAAATATGTCGATCAAAACTGATTTAATCGAAAAAATGATTCTCGAAAAGAAACCACAAAATCAAGAAGAAGCTTATAAACTCTTTATCGATGAATTGGTATTATTACTATTAATGGGAGCATCAGGTAATGATGGCTGTAAAGACAAACTTGTCGATTAATAGTTATATCGACACGTTAGTCGATATGTATTATTCGTCGTTTAGTACGTTTTTTACTCGATTTAAAAAAAACAATATTAAAGAAATTATTAAGTACGATATCGTCGGTAATTATCTGTATGAACAACCACTTCTTGGAAAATACGATATACGTAAGAAATATATCTTTATCGCCGTGATTAAATTTCTATCACTTCGTAATTACGAACATATCGATTACGAGATTCATACACTACGCGGCGAGATTCAGACGTTGTTATTTAAAGAACAAGCTAAACAGTTAGCTAAAGAATTTATCGGTAAAAAACGCGAAGAAGCGACGTTCAACGAATTTAAAACATTCGTCAAAAAAGATTTCATAACAAACTTTCTTAGCTATAAGTAAGAGCCTTTAACCGGGCTCTTATTTTTTTTGTTTTCTTTTATCGAATATATGTTCGCTATAAGGATGTAGATTGTGGTACGTATATTTTTTTTGGTAAGGATAAGTAGGAAAAAGAATTTATAAATAAGTATATTCTCAATATGGATGGCTTGTTGAGAAAAACATATTTATAGTCAAAATCTGAAAAATTTTTAGAGGGGGTAAGTGTTTTATATATATATGGCCTATCGACCAAAGTTCGCCCCCCCGCCTTTGATTCATGGTGGTGTTTGGACCGAACGATGGTCGATTGGTCATGACCTTCATCATTGTGATGGGGTCAAGTTAATTAAGACATTGTGTAAAACAAAACACTTCCTTCACAATGTCTATGTCTAATTAATGGGAGGAAAGGAATTCAAAATGAAAAAACAATTTGTAGCAATGATCATGGCAGTAGCAACAGTACTAGTTATGGTAGCATGGTGGTTGACACCAGTGCAACCAACAAGCTTCCAATTGCATATCGTGAAAGGAGGCGAAACCATCAATAGTATCGTACAAGATGCAAACAAAGACTCGAAGGTTGACTACGACCTTCGAGAAGCTACTGCAACAGCAGTGGCTGAGTCTCGCAAGATGGAAGGAGGTGCAACCAGCTACACCATTCATCCGGGAGACAAAGTAGCTGTTCCTATCTACAAATAGGTAGATAGGTTCAGCTACTACAGTCCAGCTGTATGACTATAAACTATAGCTAAGTATATATCTTTGTCATGTAGAACAGGAGGTGAAACTATGTACAGAGATATTCTAATTATAGTTATTGCTTCTGTTGTACTAGCAGGTCTAGTAGTAGCAGGAGCAGTTATCTTAGCACCTTACATTACATTGTAGTGTTTAGGTGCTAAGAGAAGCGTCGTGAGTTAGGACGCTATATAAATACTAACTCATTCTTTATATAAGAGCTATATTATATATAAGATATAGCTTTTATATAAGGGATATGTTTATGCCCTTTATTTTAATTAATGCCGTAAGGCAAAGGAGGTCTATTATGACTGCAACAACAAACTTAAAAAAATTCTTTGTATTTGGTATTTTAAACTCTTCCGGAGAAACTTTCTCTGGTAAGAAAGAATACTCCAGCATTATCGATGGAGGTAAGAAAGCAAAAGTCTTTTATGAGGACTTAGGCTTTAAAAATATAAAAACTGTATCATTGCATGGTACAGTATTAGTAAAGGACAGTAATGATAGATTATTATCCTTTATAACTCCAGTTAGCCACACAAGCAAGAAAAGTTGCACTGATAAAGAGTATAACACAGTTTATTGGGCTTGGAACGAAGTAAAGCGCCAAGCCAAACTAGTTGCTGAAAAAGCAGCAACAACAGAATCTTCAGTAAAAGCTGACACTGAAGAAGATCAAGTTTTTGTTCGTCCAGAAAGACAGAATAAAAACTTCTACGCTGTAATTAGCGTAGAATATACAGGCTTTGTTCTTAAGTGGGCTCACTGTAAAGAGCTCACTGATGGTAAGTCTGCAAAGTTCAAAGGCTTCAATGGCCTTGAGCAAGCGAAAGCTTGGATGCGTGAAAATCATGCCGCGTCCAATACTTTTGAACATGTAACAGATTTGAAACAAATAAAATAAATCTGTTATTTGTTTTGTCCGAAATGACGTTAAACTATTTTTATTTTAATGTTATTCTGGGAGGTATAACATGGTTTCAAGAAATTTAAAATTAAAATTAGTTGCTCAAGAAGCAACAAAAACTGTCTTCCATAATTATATGGAAGACTTGGGTGCATTGCAGCAGTTTGAAACTGCCAATGTATCCAGTTTTACATTTGAATTAAAAGGTAAGGCAAAGATACCGCTTGCACATGCAAGCATATCTAGCCTGCCTGTTTCTGGTATTTTGGAGCATGGAGATACTATCCGTGCATCTGTTGCTACCGGTATCGTTTGCTTGGATGGTCCATCTGACGGAATCAGATGGGAAAACAAAGTATTCGTAGATACGAATGCTTACATTCCAGGAATTTGTAAATTGGACTTCTCGCATTTACGGAAAGTTCAAGATGTTGTTAGTGTGTTAGAGATGACAAAGAAGCACCCACTTTTGCGCCATTTAAATGCGCTCCAGCTTTCACCAAGCATGATCCGCCAACTTATGGTAGTCATGGTATTTGAATCTGAGCGCGAGAAATTCGAGGCCAGAGTACAAGCATTATGTGCTCAAGGTTTCACAGCTATTGCCCTTACACCGGGCAAGGCACAAAAATTAAATACCTATGTAGGTTTGTTTGCTGCACCAGCACAAACTATAGGTATTGATCTAACTAAGGACTGTATTGCTATAGTCCCTAAATTAGACAGCACTGAATTTGGTGATAGCTATGATGGTATGGCTTATCATAACCATGAGTGGTTCTGTTCCACTTATGGTATGCCTGCATCAAAGCCAAGCTATCATCAAATGCGGATAACAGCATTATCCGTAAAGGTTGGTAGCCAGCCTCTACATAGCAAATCAATGGAGGCTTGGAAACAAGCTTTCTTAGCTATGGATAAGGTTCAAGTCTTCGGTATGGAGGACGGTGTAATCCATGCCGAAAAGTTTGTTGATTATTATAAGAAAGGTAACTATAATGTTGCCTTCTTTGGTAATCCGAAAGGCCGTTTGTTAGCAATAACAGACGAAAACGGAATGAAACGTACACCTGAATTGGCACCATCTCCTAAAGCATGGGAGTGGCGCATCCTTCAATTCTTCCACGAGACTCGTGGGAGAATCTCCACACAACACTGTCAATATGTTGTGTAGGAGCTCAGTTGTTTGTTCAGAGAGGAGAAAACTATGAACAAGAAATTAAATCGCGCATATATTGCGCAAGTAGCGAAAAAAGAAATTTCTTCTAAGATTGAAGCACATTTCCATGGCAATTATCATGGCTCTGAAGTGGATAGAGCAGTAGCATTGATGCCAGAGCTTCTTCAAGAAGATGCTCAAATCGGCATCTCTTTCACAAAGAATATAGTTGAGGCTTTGAACAAAATGTTCGAAAACTCTAAATGGGATAGTAACTGTGGTAGCTTCATGGCTACCGCAGAGGTAGACCCTATTCTTAAATTCTCTATAGTGCGTTTGGTAGAGGAGCACCAAATTGGTGTATCCAACACTAAATTTATTCGTACTTTGAAAAAGTGCGGATATCGTGCTGTTGATATCACTGGAGAAGAAATATCTCCAGAGGTTAAAGAAGAGTTGATCAATGCAGAATCAGACAAAGCATTATTAGAGCTCTGCCTTAACTTATCTATCGGCATCAAAGCTGAAGGTATCAGATTCCCTCATGCGGGGGAATCTTACAACGCTGTGATTCTGCCTGCACAGCATTTTATCTGTTTATTGAATAACAGATATGATGCATACATTAAGGACGCTATTAAATATTTAGTGTCTAAAGGCGTAAAACAAAACCTTGAGAAGTTAGCTCAAGGTCTAGTTGATGCTGCATTGGACGAGTTGAAGATGATTCCGATTTCCGGGTTCATTTGTACTGGCTCTGAGTATTTTAAAATGTCTCAGGGCGGTTCCGACCACGATACAGATAAACATCTGTGGTTGGTTGGAACTGATGCCGACATGTATGATGGAAAAGTCCATTATATGGTCGGAATCAAATCTGAAAATGCTGCTCAAGGATTGCTTGAAGCAGCAAGCTACTCAGAATTTATTGAAAACGTATTCGTATCAGGTTTAACTGACATGAATGTTGGTAAATACGTAAATAAATCTTCCTTAGTCCTAGAAATTGTTGGGACACGAGGAACAATCGTATTTTACCAATCTTGCAAAATTATCCGTAAGAATCTTCAGCTTGAAGTTGATATGTCCAAGCCGGCATATCAACGCCACTTCCAAGCAAATACAGATATTCATGAAGATGAATGCTGTACAGAAGTGGTAGAGTCTATGCTTAATAATTTTATGTCTTCAAATATGGATGATAAGTCGATTTTAAATTATTTAGTTGACATATTAATTATTGCGCCGAGCATTATCGGCCACATCATCGATATGGCAAAAGCTGGCCCAGGAACAGCTATTGACCCAATCGGTGACATGTTAAAAGGGATTCATTCCATGCGTAGAAAACAATACGCATGTATTGATCTTGACCTTGAAAATGGTACACTTACATTAAGCGATGCCGTTAAAATCGGCCGCGAGTTTTTAAGAGGAGAAAAATAAAATGAGAACTCAAAACAAACAACAACAAGTGAAAAGTCTTGGTATTAATTCTGGGTTGTATGAAATCCAGAATGAAGTGGCGTTAGAGGCATTGTGCCATTTAAAAACTGCCGTAGATAAATACGGCATCAACTTAAAAAAAGAAGTTAGCGTAGCTAAAGGTTTAACAGGCTATGTTAACGAATTGATCGAGGACATCCGCAAATCCTCGAACGAAAATATTAAAGGAGAGCTTATGAGTTCTCCTATGGGGAAAATTTCTAATTACGTTCGTAATATGCTTATCTGGGGCATGAACATAAATCCAGATGAGGTTAACGTGTACAAGGCTGCACGTGAAGCCGGATTCATTTATGGATCCGTCTGCCTTAAAAAAGATCTCGTGCATTATGCATGGGATAACGCTTCTGAAGAGAAGCAACTAGAGTCTCTTCGTGTTGTCGAAGTGACTCCACGTTTTAAAGGCGCAGCTGATGCCTATAAACCAGCAACAGGTCTTACAGAAGAGGAAGGCGAATACGTCTTCTTCAATAAAGGCTTAAGCTCCGATGAATACTTATTCTGCGATCCTACAGTAAATGGATCCTATGAATTATTCGTTAGAGAAAACGGTAGCCTTTATATCATCGTAACACCGTTGGACGGCATGGAACTTGACCGTCCTAAGAAGCAGTTGCTAGTAAAATCTAATGATTTTGCTAACGCTGCATCAAAAGTAGCAACAGCACAAGGATTCCGTATGGATGGTGCTGATGGCGAAGTTCTTCGCTACGAAGAATTTGTCTTAATGGCTGGTTCTGTAGCTAAGACTATTAAGGCAAGGGGATTGGATGGCAAGGCGCCATCTGACGGTATCTTCGTTAAATCTCTTAAAGGAAACGGATATGCACAATTATGTGCTATATCTTTATCCTCTGAAATTCGTGAGATGATTATGAGATCTTACGGTGAAGCTAAGATTAAAGTACATATCGATAACATGTGCTTTAATCAGTTTGAAAAGAAAGGGCGTGAGATCAAATCTGTGGCTATGATGCTTACAGTATTAGATTAATTTACCCTTCGGGTCCTCCTCTCTAGCATTACTAGAAGAAGTAGCTTAGCAGAGCGAGGGCCCGACAGTTTCTAATTATACTTATATAAGATTTTTAAGAGAAATTTCCTAACGGAAATTATCCCTGCCGGGGGCCTCCTGACGGAGAGTCCCCTGCGGGGCAAGTCCTATATAAGTTGTTTGTTATTTAATATCGGGACTCCGTCCCGAAATCTTCTATGAGGGTAATTTGCCCTCATATTATTATTTGTATTCACAGGAGGTATTATCATGAATACAGTTTCTATTATCGCATTAAACTTAGGTCTTATTTCTCGTGGTATTCGTAATGTTGAGATTATCGACGTTATGGATTACGGTAATGGCATCGACGTTTGTTTCAAAGAAGCAGACGGTAAGGTATGGTGCCTTACAGAAAATATCATGCCAGAAGAATGGTGTGAGTTATTAAAAAGAGCTAATAAGATTTCTCGTAAGAGAACAATATTAGCTCTTATGTAATGTATTAAGCTTTAGTTATAGATATATTATTATATATATCTATGGCTAAAGCTTTATTTTTTATTTATATTGTTCGGTAACAGGTGTCCGCCCTTATTGGTATATATATAGTATGTTAATTAATACTATAATACTAATAAGAGAGGGCGGCACCGTATTCGACTTCCGACGCTTGCAACGTTTAGCTATCGCTCAGGTTGCTGCGTCTCTGGTCGTCGAATACTCACCTGTCACCTTTGTCTTAATTTCGGCAGTGTCCCTTCGGGTCTTTACTGCGGAATATATTCTTTGTCGTGTTATTTAGCCGATCTGGCTGTGGTAGTTTACTAGTGTGTACTCTGCCCCGCCGGGGCGAAATTATTTATGAGGGTATTTTATCCCTCTGTACTTTATTTATTCATAGGAGGAGAAAAAACTATGAAAACTATTAAGGCGACTATGCCATGTCAAAAAAATCAAAATTCTATGGCAGAATTATCTGCCAACGTATTTAAAGACGAAGAAGTTGTAAAAGACTTTATTCGTCATCCTCTCTTCAAGGATTTCTTTATTCGTGAAGCCGGAGTATTCGCTCCTGAAACCGAATATTACAGATTTTCTGTGCCTGGTCATAGTGACATGGAAGTTTCCGTTATACGGAGCTCCATGACTTATGGCGGGGACGAAGGTTTGTTCGAGCTAGCTATGCTTAGAGATGACAAGTGTTGTTACGACACACCTATCACTGACGATGTGCGTGGCTGGTTAGAAGTTGAAGATGTATTGGACATTCTAGAAGATGTTCAACGCATTTATGGAGGTATATAATGAAGTTTATTTTCTTCGGGGAGATATTCCCCGACCAAATTATCGATGTTAATGATTCTAATAAAGCATTAGAATACATTGAAGCTAAATATTACAGAGATGATATTGTCTCTGTAAATATGTGTAATTTTGACAGCCAGCCTGTCATTAAAATTAAAGCTTGGGCAGATATTTCTGGCGACGACGACGAAGACTGTATTAGTTATGAACGTCGGCCAATGTATCTTGCTACAGAGTATTCGTATCGTAAGTTATCTCCAGAAACTATTAAATTATTAACTGGAGATTAATGCTGGCACTCCGTGCCGAAACTTTTCATGAGGTACTATGTCGATATTTACGGCATAGTACTCCTGTTGAAGTTCTTTGGCACTCCGTGCCGAAATTTTCTGTGAGGCAATTTGTCCTCATTATTTATTCATATCTGTGAAAGGAGAAAAAGTTATGTTTATCACAGGTCTTTACAATTATGTTCTAAAATCTCCAGTAGGAGAATATATTTCCGTTCAATCCGTTGA